AATTTGCTTCGCATTTATTCCCTGCGTATTTATTAGGTAAAAATCCTAAATTAAAAATTATTGAAGCAACCCACACCGCCGACCTTGCGGTTAACTTTGGTAGAAAAGTTAGGGATTTAATTGACGGTGAAGAATACCGTGAACTATTTCCTGAAACTGAATTAAAAGCGGATAGTCGTTCCGCAGGTAAATGGTTAACTAATAAAGGCGGTGAATATTACGCGGCAGGTATTGGTGGTGCGTTAGCAGGGAGAGGAGCAGATTTATTTATTATTGATGACCCACATTCTGAGCAAGACGCTATGTCAGATAAAGCCCTAGAAGAAGCCTACGAATGGTATATGGCAGGACCGCGACAAAGGCTACAACCAGGAGGTGCAATCGTTATCGTTATGACGCGTTGGAATAAAAAAGATTTAACAGGTCGTTTAACTAAAAAGATGACGCAAGACGAAGGTGCTGATCAATGGAAAATTATAGAGTTTCCTGCAATACTACCTAGTGGTAGTCCGCTTTGGGAAAGTTTTTGGAAACTAGAAGAACTAGAAAGTATTAAAGCCTCGGTAAGTCCATCTAAATGGGCGGCACAATATATGCAACGTCCTACGGGTGAAGGTATTTCTATTATTCCTAAAGAATGGTTTAATATTTGGGAAGAAGAAAAACCACCTAAATGTGAATATTTAATTCAAAGTTACGATACCGCATTTTTAAAATCCGAACGAGCAGACTTTACCGCGATAACTACATGGGGGGTATTTTATCCTGAAGGTAAAATAGGTGAAGAAATGTATTCAGGAAACGAAGCACATTTAATTTTAATAGATTGTATAAAAGAACGTTTTGATTTTCCTGAATTAAAAAACGAAGCGTTACGTTTATATGATTATTGGGACCCTGATACAGTAATAGTTGAAACAAAAGCTAGTGGTATACCATTAGTACAAGAATTACGTAGAGTAGGTATACCCGTAAATACGTTTTCTCCAGGAAAAGGTCAAGATAAAATCGCTAGATTAAATTCGGTATCACCTATTTTTCAAGACGGTAGAGTTTGGGTACCTGATAATAGATTCGGTGAAGAACTTATAGAAGAAGTTAGTGATTTTCCTGGAGGAGAAAACGATGATTTAGTAGATGCGACTACGTTAGCGTTAGCTAGGTTTAGACAAGGTGGTTTTTTAACTTTAACTAGCGACCTTACAGAAGACGAAGATTATTATCCAGGGGATAGGGTTTATTATTAATAAGAATAGTACTATGATTCAACCTAATGGCTATTGAAAAACAACCAATATCAATAATTTCTACTCCTGAAGAAGAAATAGAACTAGAAATAACTGCAGAAACGCCTGAAGAAACAGAAGTTTTTGTACAACCTGATGGGTCAATAGTTTTTGGTAGTGAAATGCCAGAAGAAACTTCAAATAAATTTGGGGAAAATCTAGCAGACAAGTTAGATGAAAATGAGTTACGTAGTATTGCTAGTGAATTAACGTCTTCTTACGAAGAAGATTTAGAATCTAGAGATGATTGGTTCAATACTTACGCAGAAGGACTAGAATGTTTAGGCGTTAACTCCGAATCAAGGTCAGAACCGTTCCGAGGAGCGTCAGGAGTACATCATCCGATATTAGCAGAAGCTGTAACACAGTTTCAAGCTCAAGCATATAAAGAAATGTTACCCGCAGGTGGTCCTGTAGATACCGAAATACTAGGTCAAATAGATAATGCTAAAGCAGAAAAAGCTAATCGTGTTAAAAACTTCATGAATTATCAAATAACTTACAAAATGGAAGAATATGATCCTGAAATGGATCAATTATTGTTTTATTTACCGTTATCAGGTTCCGCTTTTAAAAAAGTTTACTATGATCCTGCGTTAGGACGTGCTGTTGCTCGTTTTGTAAAAGCAGAACACCTAGTAGTACCGTATTATGCGGTAGATTTACTTACCGCACCAAGAATTACTCACGTAATTCACATGAATGAGAACGAATTACGTAAATTACAACAACAAGGGTTTTATCGGGACGTAGAATTAAGCGATCCAATGAGTTCTAGCGACAATACTGAGATAGATGACAAAATTGATGAGTTACAAGGTATTAGTAGAACAATAAACGACGAAGAATACACGTTATTAGAGGTTCATGTTGATTTAGACCTAGATGGGTATCAAGATATGAACGCCGCAGGTGAAGAAACAGGAGTAGCGTTGCCTTATATCGTAACTATTTGTAAAGATAACAACGAAGTATTAGCTATTCGACCAAATTACGACGAAAACGACCCAATGCGTAGAAAAATAGAACATTTTACGCATTATAAGTTTTTGCCAGGATTAGGCTTCTATGGTTTTGGATTAATTCATATGATGGGCGGTTTAACTAAATCAGTTACGGCTTTATTACGTCAATTAATTGATGCAGGAACACTTTCTAACTTACCTGCAGGTTTTAAAGCTCGTGGGTTAAATATTCAACGTCATGATGACCCGTTACAGCCAGGAGAATGGCGAGATGTTGATGCTCCAGGAGGAAGATTGCAAGATGCATTTTTACCACTACCGTATAAAGAACCTAGTGGAACATTAACGCAATTATTAGGAGCTTTAGTAGATTCAGGTAAACGTTTTGCCGCAACTATAGAAGACCCAACAGGAGATAGTAATTCTCAAGCACCTGTAGGTACTACGGTAGCACTTTTAGAAAAAGGGCAACGTATTATGTCCGCTATCCATAAAAGATTACATTACGCTCAAAAAACTGAATTTAAAATTTTAAAAAGAGTGTTTGGACAATTTTTACCACCACAATACCCTTATCAAGTACAAGGTGCTTCAGAAAATGTATTTAGTGAAGACTTCGATGATAGTGTTGATGTAATACCTGTTAGTGACCCTAATATTTTTAGTATGACACAACGTATTACGTTAGCTCAAACACAATTACAAATGGCACAATCTGCTCCGCAATTACACGACTTACGTGAAGCTTATCGTAAAATGTATATTGCGTTAAATATAAAAGATATTGATGCAGTATTACCAGAAGAAGAACAAATACCTGCTCGTGACCCAGTTACCGAAGAACAAGCTGCAATTACAGGTAATCCTATAAAAGCATACGAATTCCAAAATCATGAAGCATATATTGCTAGTCATAGTGCTTTTATGCAAAACCCTATGGTACAAAAAAATCCTGCGGCGATGAAAATTATTGGAGCTAACATTCAAGAACACCAAGCGATGTTATATAGACAACAAATAGAACAAGCGTTAGGACAACCGTTACCTCCAATAGATGAAGAAATGCCGCCAGAACTTATGAACCAAATAGCAGGTATGGCAGCACAGGCTACACAACAAGTTACAGGTCAAGCTCAAGCGATGGCACAAGCTCAAGCCGCAGCACAACAAACGCCACAAATGCAAATGTTCCAACAACAACTAGCGTTAGAAAAAGAACAATTAATGCAAAAAGAAATGGATGACGTTAGAGACGCAGAATTAGCGTTACAAAAAGCTCAACTAGATGCACAAATTAAACGTGAAAAAATAGAAGCAGATTTACGTGTTTCTGATACTAAAGCCGCTATCGAATTACAAGAACTAGAATTAAAAGCTCAAACTGATGCTGACAAGAACTATAACGAATTAGTTAAAACTGTTCGTGAAAGTAGAAACCAAAACGGAGATAATAATGCATAGAAATAAAGACTATCCCGCTCCTTCTAAAAAAGCGAGCAAACCTGCCCCTAGCGTACCTGCTATGGAAGATACTACTAAAACAGAAGTAATAAAAGCAGGGGAAGTAAATACCAACGCTCAAGGTGATCTTGTTGGTAAAGAATCAAAAATGAAAGCTGCTTACGGGCAGACAAAAGGACTTCTTTGGTATAATTACATTAAATAATGGATTATATCTTGGCTACGGAGCATTTGCTTCGTAAATATCGTGAGCGTAAAGAAGCACTCACGCAAACGCTTGCTGCTGGTGGTGTTGAAGATATAGAACAATACCAACGGATAGTAGGCGAAATCGCAGGCTTGAGTTTAGCTGAACAAGAAATTCAAGACCTACATTCTAATATGGAGGATGCAAATGACTGATATTGTTCCAGATAGAGTTTTAAGAGAATTCGGAAGTGAAAAAGCCCCAGAGGAAACTTTAGAGCCAACAATCACTCCTGATAATCTAGACTCTCATGCAGAATCGCTACCACGTCCAACGGGGTATCGTATTTTAATATTACCTTTTTCGCAATCGGCGGTAACTAAAGGCGGTATACATTTAGCTAAAGCAACTGTTGACAAGGAAAGACTTGCAACTGTTGTTGGTTATGTTGTCGCAACAGGACCCGACGCTTACAGTGATGCACATAAGTTCCCTGAAGGACCTTGGTGTAAAGAAGGTGATTGGGTGATTTTCGGTAGATACGCAGGAGCTCGTTTTCAAATTGAAGGAGGCGATATGCGTCTTTTAAATGATGACGAAATCTTAGCAACTATTGACGACCCCGAAGCAATTTTATCATAACAACTTGAGGAGGACTCATGCAAGAAGAAGCAGAAAAAATAGAACTAGAACTTCCCGAAGGGGAAGTTGATATAAGGGCGGCTGATGTCGACGATTCAATACCTTCCGTAGTGGAAGAAGAAGTCGTAACAGCTGAAGAACAACCAAAAGACGAACTAGATGAGATAAGTGAGTCAGTACAAAAACGTATTGATAAGCTAACTTATAAAATGCGAGAAGCCGAAAGGCAACGCGATGAAGCAGTTAATTACGCTCAAAATATTAGTAGTTCAAATAATCAACTAAAAGAAAAATTAAAGAATTCTGATTCTTCCCTTTTCAAAGAGTATGATAATCGTATACAATCTGATATTGAAAGAGCAAAGACCTATTTAAAAACTGCTCAAGAAACAGGAGACGCGGAAGCGATAACTGATGCAACAGAAAAATTATCTAGAGCTAGTGCAGAAGCAGAAAACCTTAGAAGGTTATCTGCGCAACAACAGCTTAGAGAAAAAGACACAGCTGAAGAAGTTCCTGTTGAAGAATATAAACCTTCTATTAATGCGACGCAAACAACACCAGACCCTAAAGCAGAGGAATGGGCGTCAAGAAATACATGGTTTGGGAATGATTCAGCTATGACGTTTGCAGCTTTTGGAATACATAAAGAAATCGTAGAAGAAGGTATTGATCCAACTTCCGATGCTTATTACCAAGAAGTTGATAAACGCCTGAAAGATAATTTTCCCCACAAGTTTTCCGAAGAGCAAGCTGCCCCCGTGCAACAGGTTGCTGCCAGTAGCAGAGGTGCTAGTGGTAAAAAATCATCACGCAAAATAAAGTTGACACCTAGTCAAGTAGCAATAGCTAAAAGACTAAATGTGCCGCTAGAAGAATATGCTAAGCATATTGAAGGAGTATAAAAATGACAGACGATTACAAACCAGAAGTCACTGATCGTAACTCACGATCTGCAGAGACACGAGACTCTCAAACTCGCAGAACGCCTTGGAAACCCCCGTCAATGTTAGACGCACCAGAAGCTCCTCCTGGATATCAATTCAGGTGGATTAGAGAAGCTACTAGAGGAATAGATGATAAATCCAATATGTCAAAACGTATTAGAGAAGGATATGAACCTGTGAGAGCAGAAGACTATCCTGATTTTGAAGCTCCAACTGTAGATAGTGGAAGTAATAAAGGAGTAATTGGGGTTGGAGGTTTAATCCTCGCTAAAGTACCTGTTGAAACCGCTGATGAGCGTACAGCTTATTTCACAAACCAAGCAAAAACTGCTATGGACGGTGTAGACCAAAACTTTATGCGAGAAAGTGACCCAAGAATGCCTATAAAAGATAGCGATATCCAAAGGTCTTCTAAAGTTGCTTTCGGTAGTAAACCTACCGATAAGGGTAATTAATAATAACAATGTATTTAGACAAAGGAGATAACAATGGCTAATACAAATAAACCAGATGGTTTTACCCCTGCATATCACATGTATGGTGGTGTTATTCGTCCTGCTAAAATGAGAATAGCTAGTGGAACTAACGCGTCAATCTTTTCAGGTGACGTAGTTAATCTATCTAGTGGATATGTCATTCAAGGCACAGCGACTGGCACACCCGTAGGTGTATTTTATGGGGTATTATTCACGGCTACTGACGGTACTCCTACTTTCTCGAAAGTATGGACTGCTGACACGGCTACACTAGGGAGTGCCGATGCAGAGGCTCTCGTTTACAATGATCCTGGGATCGTATACGAGGCTCAATTTACAGCTGGAACACCAGCAGTAAGTTTTATCGGTAACAAATACACCCTTTCAACTACTGCAGGCAGCACTGTCAATGGTAGATCGAAAGAAGGTGTGACTGCAACAACATCAAGTGGTGTCGCGTTATGTGTAGGATTCGCTTCGCAACCAAGCAACTCAATAGGTGCTTATGCGAGAGGACTCTTTACATTCCCGACTAACACATTTGCTGTATAATCTAAGGAGAATAAATAATGGCAATTAATAGAGCCCAACTAGTCAAAGAACTAGTACCTGGACTTCATGCTCTCTTTGGATTAGAGTATGAAAGATATAATAACGAGCACGAAGACATCTTCGATACTGAGACATCCGAAAGGGCGTTTGAGGAAGAAGTAATGTTAAGTGGGTTTGGTGAAGCACCAACTAAAGGAGAAGGAGCAGCGGTCGTTTATGATACAGCTCAAGAATCCTTTACTTCGCGTTATACACACGAGACTGTAGCGTTAGCATTTGCGTTGACAGAAGAAGCTATCGAAGATAACCTCTACGATACACTATCTTCAAGATACACAAGAG